TTGTAAGCCATTTCGCGAAGACCTTCTACAGCCTCAGGTGACATAATAAGATCAGATACACCTTTAATGCGTCCACCTTCACCGGCTCCGCCATTCCAAGCAGTATTGATACGTTTACCAAGAGTAAGAAGCTTGTTAAAATCGTCAAGAATTAAGGTCTTTCCTGCTGCTTCTAAAACATGGTCTTTACCGTTAGTTTTAGCTTCAGAAAGAGCGCCTAAAATCAAGTTAGCAGAAGTAGACTCCTGGCGAAGCATGATTTCTTGAGCGATACGGGTAAATGTCTTACCAATAACATCCATGCGAGATTTTGCTGCATAACGCTTGTCGAAGTCGACAGCACTATCGATACGATAGGTGTTGAACTTCATTTCAGACACGGTAGGTGTTACAGTGTTGGTAGGAAGTCCTCCAGGAACCGTAGTACTGTAAACCTTGACATAGTCAGGGGCAGTAATATCGTAGTATAGATCTAGCGGAATGCTAGGGCTATCCATTTCGTTGAATTGGAATGTTGAGAACAGATTGCTGAGGGTTGGGGCCTCATTAACTACTTGAGCTAATACTGGTCCGATAAATTCAGCAAGTGCTGTTTGAGCTTCGTAGGCTACATCTCTGTTACGAGAGGCCATTGCCTTAACGAGTTCTACTTGTTCTTCAGTTCTTTTTAGTGTGATATTCATTATTAGATGTCCTCTCTGATTGTAAAATTAAAGATCGAGATTGATGATGTAGTATCCTCCGGTTCCACCACTAGTAGATCCGTCTCCTGCAAAATAGTCAGGATTGTTGGTTCCATCGTAAATACCGCCGTCACGAGTTCCTACTGCAAGACAGGTACCTACACGTGTGTTTGCGAAGGAGGTATTAGTTGGATCGCCCGCTCTGAATTTTCCTTGAGCGGCAGCATAAACAGCAGAACCAGCAGTTGGTTCAGAACCGCTAAGAACAGCGCTTTCAGCAACCGTGATGATTCCCTTAGTTAAAACAGGAACTACTTCGCCCGGAAGAACTCCTTGATGCTCAAGAAGTTTTTGGCGGTAGTAAAGCATTTTCTCACCATTTTCGTCGAATGCAAGAGTTTGATTTAAGGTGACACCCAAGATGGTGTCTGTTCCATTTGCCATTTCAAACTTAGCAAAAGCTTCGGGATTAACATTGCGTGCAACATGAGGATAATCAGTTTTACCCATGTAAGCGTTAAGAATATCTGAACCTTTTCCGTCGTCGCTGTATCCAGCTCCGATATCAGATCCAGCATCGCTTACTTTAACAAGGAGTCCTGCGTCGTGGATTCCAGAAGAATCGGAATGCTTGAAATCCGCAAGATCCGCCGCACTTGTTAAACCTGATAAATCAAGCGAAAACAAGTTGATTACGAAATGTTCGTTGTATTGTCTGAATGGTAGTAGTCTATTAGCCATTTTTAATTTCCTCTAATTAGTATTTGATGTTTACGCTTTCTTTATTAAAAGCTTGTTTAAATTTTTCTTTCAAGCTAAGCTCTTCTTCTGCGCCTGCAGCGTCATTGTTGGCGATATCAGCTTCTTCAGCTTCTACGCTTTCAATAACCTCTTCAGCTTCTTCAGTTGATGCTTCTTTACTTGAAAGTTCTTCAATTCTCTTTTGAACCTCGGCTTCGATTTTTTCAGCAATTAATTTTTCTTGCTCTTCTTTGAAGGCTTTGGTTTTATGCTTCCATACAACGTTTAATTTTTCTTTGTATTCAGCGTATGATTCTTCGGAAGAAATTGTTTTTAGTTCTGAAGCTAAGATCATGCGATCTTCATCTTCAAGTTCGAAAACCTCATCGAGCTCGCTCATTCTTTCGGTGAACTTCTCGGCTTCTTCTCTTGCAATCGCTTCAGATTCAAGCTCGCTAACTTTTTGATTAACAGTAGCGAGTTCTTCTTTTAAAGAGTCAAGCTCTTTTTCGGATTGCTCAGAAGCTTTTAATAGCTCTTCTTTTTCTTTAAGTAGGTTTTCTTTATCCTCTTGCCATTGATCATTTTTCTGCATGATAGCGTCATGAAAAACTTTTGTAATGTTAGCGATAGCTTCTTCAGATAATTTCTTAGAAGAGGCTTGCGCTTCAAGAGTTTCGGTTACTTGTTTGAGAATTTCTTTTTCCATAGTTTGTATAGGTGTTTGATTCTTGTTAAAAATTACATCGTCTTTTGGTAAATGGGAATTTTTATTTTTAAAAAAGTTATTTTTTATTTTCAACAGGTCATATTCGGTTAATATTTCCGCTTCATTTTCCTCTTCTTTTTGTTCGCTATTTAAAGAGACAACTCCTTTTACATCTGCAGCTGGATTGGCGGTAAAACCAATACCTATAGGATATATGTCGCCCATAATTAATCGATTAACAGTAAGACCTTCATCAGTTCTTCCGTTTCCTCCGTAAGCTTTTAAAAATTGCTTGTAGTCTTCTTTGCGTTCATCAGATATAATTTCTGACTGACTAAGATCATCACTTCCAAGGGCGATAGCGTAATCATTGAATCCTATTTCCCAACTCGCAGAGACTTTATGATAATGATCACTATCTTTATCCATTGACTCTTCAACCAAGTCAGCAAAGTCGGGGTTTACTGTTTTATAAACTACAGCAGATAATGCAATATTGAATGGTTCATTCGACTCAGCAACCTCTTCGGGTTCAAGCATTCTATTGTCTCCGTAGCTTGAAAGTGAAGCTCCAACGATATGCCCAACGACTTTTTGTTTTTGATGTTCGATATTTGTAGGCTTATGAATAAAGTAATCTTTGATGGCTAGCGCTGTGGAAGTATCAATACCATCTCCATTTTTATTGAACTTATTCGCTACAGCAGCGTTAAAGGCTACACCAACAAGATCGATGTTCTTTTCAAAATCAATTCCCTCAGGAGCCATTGTTTTTAAAGAGTCCAGAGAGGCAGAGGATGTAAATTCTTCGTCAGCTAAATTAGCTAAAGATATATCTTGATAGAATGTAGTAGTATACTTAAAAGGTAAATCCATAAATCTATTATACACAAATTTTAATTATTATTCGTTATTTATTTTTTTACTGTGATATAATAAAGCTGCGGGATAAGATACTAATTCATTTGCTTGACTAATATCTAGTATATCAGATAATATATCAAGTTTTTCAATATTATTAAAATCTTTAATACATTCTTTAACTGAAGACTCCCAGTCATTCATTTCTTTTGCTAATACAACACTTTCCGTTAGGCTTGAGAGCATCTTCTTTTGATCTTTAGATAGTCTCTTTTTTTTGTAGTGCTTTTTAAGTTCTGATTCAGCGTATGCTTGTAATTTTTCTGTAGCGTATACTACTGACTGTATGTTTTCTCTACTGTGAAGATCCTCGCTAGCCAACAAATTGTTTGTTTTGGTTTTTGTTCCAGCGGGCCGCCCATTATCTTGCGAAACTTTAGGGTTTGGTTGAACTGCGGGCTGAGGAGCGTTTTGTTGCTTGAGGCCAGCTTTATGTTGTTCTTTTTGCATTTTCTGTTGCTCTTCAGATAAAATTGGTTGAGAAACGCTTAATGGAGTATAGAAACCCTTTTCTCTGTTTTCTACAAACTTTTCTTGAGCAGCCTCTAAGTCTTGAGGGTTTGGATATATACCTTGCTTGAGCGCGGTCATTCCCTGTTCAGGAGTAATAATACCCATCTCGATAAGTCTTGATGTGACCCTCTGAAGTTGAACTTCATCTTTAATATCAATTTCGACGAACTTGGGTTTTGGGAAGTTTTTAAAGCCCATCATTTTGCAAACTTCTTTTATTTGAGGCTCCATAATATCATTTAGAAATGTATTTCTCGCTTCCTTCAGTCTTTCCAAAAATATTTGAGCTTTTACTTGAGTGCTTGAGTAATTCTCTTTTCCTACAATAATGTTTTGTAAGCCTTCCTTTATATCTTCGTTTACGATTTGATATTTAGTCGGCCCTAGTACTTTATTTAAGTCAGGTATAACAAACTCAGCTTTAGTTGTATAATCAGCTATTAATGCCCTTCCTATGCTTTCGTTCTGAAACAGGCTTTGCATCGCTTTAAGGTTGTTAGGGTTTACTCCTCCTTTGTCTGGAGTGTTACCCATTGTTACTAGTAATATAACATTCTCTATTGTTTTTGTTATGGCTTGGTCTACTTTTTTCAGCTCCATCTTCCAATTTATGTCATCTAAAACTGGAAATCCAAATGGTATAGCGAAGGGCTCGTAGTCCTGTTTTTTGTAAAAGGAAAATAAAAGTTTTTTTGGGTCTAAGCTGACCATTACGCCTTCTTGCATGAATTGATTCTTTTGAATATTCTCTTTTGCTTCTGGAGGCATAGCATCAAATACCTCTTTGTCATATTCTGTTTGCGGCTTTTTTAACTTTTCAATATCATACTCACTGAGAAGTTTTTTGTATACGCCATTTTCCTGATTAAAGCTAAGAGCTCTGTCAGCTACAAAATCGTAAGGATTTAAGAAAATATAGCGAACTGGGATTTTTCGCGCAGCTACGCTTTGATATTTAGATCCATAAACTTGATTAAGTTTCACCAAATCTTCAGCGCTAAACTTTCCATCCAGTTTGTACATAAAAACATTGCCTGACCTGTAATACTCTCTGAAATATTGATCCTTGAGTTTCCATACCTGAATCTTTTGCATCCATTTTTCTATAAAGGACCTGACCTTCTCAGAGCCTCCTTCTAGGTATAAATCTGAATTTGAAAATTCAGCCATAACGTCGATGGCGTTCCTAAAAATAGGTACATTTGCGTAAGCCTTTTGGCAAAGTAGGATCGAATCTCTTGGGCTAATATACTCTTTACTGTAAGAATAAGGTAGTGCGGACTCTCCGATATTTTTGTATTTGTCGGGTTTCTTTGCGGTTGCTGTATAGTTCTTTCTTCCTCTGGTGTTATCGGACTGCTCTATTTGTCCAACATTTCTAATTGGCGAAGAGGCTTGAGTATAATAAGCTTCTCCAGCTGTCGCAGGAATTACTTCCTTATTTTTGTTTTCAAGAATGCTCTCGATGTTAGCGCTACTTTGGTCGAACTTATTCCAGTACTCTGATTTTTTAGTATATTTTCTAGGCATAAATTATCTTACACCAAAGTTGACAAAAGTCTACTTTAAAAGTTAAAAGTTAACTTTAGAATTAAATCATGATCGGCGTAAACGTATAGTCGATCTGGGATTTTTCTACATGCATAAAGTCATAATATGTCTTTATCATCCAGTTGCCTAGTACAAGAGCTGAATAAGAGTCTTTTCTCGTTTTGTTTGGGCCTGATTGTCTTTTCAGGTTATTCGGTAAGCCAAAAGTTTGAGATCCCTGAGGTGAAGAAGAAACTTGAATCAATGCGCATTGATTTTTTGTATAGTTAACCATGTCGTACTGATGATCAAGGAAGTCAATAATTTTACCAGTTCCTGAATTTTTTAGTATCTCTTTCTGGTTCGGCATAAATATTAAGCTGTCGATAGGTATCTGCTTCTTGATTTGTTTATGGTAGCTTTCATCTAAAGGCCTGGCGCCGAATGCTATACGTTTGTGATCGAAATTAGCTTGTAGTAATTCATTAGCTTTCCTGATCCAGTCTGAGCTAGGCTTTCTTAATACGCAAATTCTTTTTTCTTTTAAATTGTATTGATTTCTTGCGTCCAGTAAACCTTCTTGATAATTTTCTGTACTATCAAAGTCAGCATTAATCTCTTGTATTTTTATGTTGCTTTTATTGAATTGTTCACTAGCGTTAGCGGCTTGCATGAATTGCACACCTCCTCCATAGTCTCCAACTATAGCTACAATATTAAAATGAGTA